TTCTGTGGATCAAGAGCTTCTTCAGCATATTGCGAACTTAGAATTATCTGATTTATAATTGATGTTAGAGATTGCGCTTGAGCAAAATGAAAAGCACGTTGTTTAGGATCAATAGTCATACCGTCCCTAATCATCACCCCTGTTTTTTCATCGTATTGATCACTGGCACGCTTAAACAACGGTCTTCCTCCTGAACTTTGATCAAATCCCAGGCTAGCTGATGCTATGCTGTTTTGATCTAATAGTTGAGGATCAATCTTGATCAGCGAGGTGTTAACCGCAGCTTTTTTAGCATCAGGAGTATTGGGGTTAACTGTGGCTCTTTTTATTTCTGCTTGGTTACCTGCTGAACTCTGCCAGTCACTGGAAAGTATGGGGAACTGAATGACATATTCATCTTTTTCTGATATTTCCTTATCTGCTAGAAGTTGGTCTTCTATCTTGTTTAAAAAGGCTGTTAAACTGCCCTCACCGCCTGATAATATATCAAACACAGTGCCTTGACCGCCGGCAGAGAGTTTAACATCACTGTAAGAGATATTGATTGAACTTGAAAATCCTTGATGATTATAAGGTACGCCTTCAACTTTATATGTACTACCGCTTTCATTGACTGAAAATTTGGCTGAGGTTAATTTTAGGACAAAAAACTTTGGTTTGATATTTGATATTACTCTACCTAGTTGATCGAACCCTTGTATGTCCATGCGTAATACATAAGGAGCATTATTTAGATAACTTAGGTAAGTTGCATTTATTGCGGCGGCCTGCATGCTCTGTAATAACAATCCCATAGAATACGGCTCAATGATTTCAAATTCAAATTTTACTGCATTGGAATTACCTGTGGCTTCATTGGCACCGATAATATTTTTCATCATAAAAGAGTTGATATAATATTCAGGAGCTTGAGCACCGATAGTTGAGCTTACAAAAACTTTTTGCCTTTGAGAATCAAATCTACCAGCACTTGAAAACACAATGTTAGTTAACTCACTGGGATCATTTCTATATGAACGGGGATTATTGAATTGTGCAGGTGTAAGACAGGCCAGGGTCCAAAGCACTGTATTACTGGCAAATGTCTCCATAGGATTTTTGATCAATTTGTCTGGATCTGGCCTCATAGGGCCGGCAGCAGGATTGTCGTTGCTTGTCTGAGTTGAAAACCCCCCTCTTAACGGATTTGATGCTCTAGCAGGAGTTTGATTAGATACATTTTCTGCTGTACCTTGTGATACTGAAATAGTCGGAGAACCTGTCAGTACTGCCGTACCGTCTGGTTTATAAGTTAATTCTTGACCTTCAGGAATAAATCTTGATGCCATTTAGACTCCCAGAAACTTTTGTAGGTTAGTCTTTTTAGGCAGGTATATCACGGTACCTGGTTCAAAATCATAGATAGGATCTTTCAGCACACTCATATTTCTCTGTATAAACACCCACCATAGTTTGGCGCTGCCGTAGGTATCATATGCTAATAGGTCGGGCCTGTGACGATATTGATTTTCTATCACATATCTAAAATCATCAGATTCTGCAGGCACTGGTCGTATCTCTAGCAGATCGAGATAAAAATTGTTTTGTCGAGTAGTTGCATAAGGACTATTTTTAGAATAGGTAGCCATTAGATGTACCCCACATTGCCGTCACCGCCAGCTTCGGCCATCCTGCCTCGAGCATAATCTTGTATATCAAACTTCCTCAGCATTTCTCTACTATACACAGGAGCAACGGTGACTGATATAGTGCTTAACACTGGTACCCAAGTTCTAGTGTCATATGTATCGCAGAGAATGTAATTGACATCGTCTTTGAGATCCACTGAAAAACTTTTTATAATAATAGGTGTTCTATCAAACACACTAGCACCGTATCCAGTGAGATTGCATATTATAGGAGGATTACCTGCATTGTCTCCTCGACCAAAAAACATCTTGGTAGCTGTTTTAAAAAACGTAGTAGCGGCAATCCAATAGGCAGCGTCTGTTTCTGTTTCGCAGCTGAATTCACCACTGATCTGTATGTCTTCTACCACACTATTTTTGTAGTTATATTGTGTGTAATTGCTGTGTATAGGATTAACAGAACCATAGTCAGCTTTGGTGGATACTGTGATGGTTGGCAAATACGGCCAAACTACCCCGCCTGTGTCTTTGAGTCTATCAAACATAAGACTATTGAATAAGTTCCAATTGCAAGTGATCCTCACTCGCCAATCGTCTTTGCTTCCTGGTTGTAGTTCTATGGCTTGACCCTGGCTGGCAAATACTTCTGCTCCTCTGGGAATATTCACTCCTCGCTTAAGGCTAAGTACATTATTGAGCATACCGGCGGCTGCACTAATACCACCGGCAGCTTTCATTAGTCCGCCTGCAAGATTACCACCAGTAAGTTTATTGATTGCTCCGGAGATATCTGCTGCTATGTTACTGGTTGATCCCGCTACTGATCTCAGAGTATCTATAGCACCGCCGGTTCTAGTCTGCACAACATTGTTTATGCCCATGGCCGAATTACCGTCAAACCTGGAGCCTCCGCTCATGCCATTTAACCCCGATCCTATATCTCCCGAACGTGCTGCATTTTTTTTGTCAAGATTGTCTTTGGCCTGTGGCGAAACTTGGTTCTGTAACGTAGCTTGTGCTTCATTTGTGGAAAAAGGCGCTACAGGATTACTGTTAGGACCAGATGAGGGTTTATTAGAACCAAAGACGCCAAATGGCGCAAGTGACGTAACACCGGCAGGATTGTTGCTGGTTTTGTTGGTAATGTTAGCGACTTCTTGAGGCGTGTTAGGGTAAGTCTTACGAGCCATTTTGAGCAGATTTCCTTGTCATATACACTATTTATTATAGAAAAAATGTGCTATTATATAACTAACCATGGAGAATATTAATTGACAATCGTACCTAAAATCAAGTATCTAACCAACAAAGATCTATTAAGAGAGATACATCTCAGCAAAAACACCTACTGTAGTTTCACAGATCCCGCATACGGTGACTACGACCTTATTGTTACGAACTTGGAAAAGCTGAACATACGTACCATAGCAGAAGCCAAAAGAAACCGAGCAGCAAAAATGGCCAAAACTGCACACGAATCAGCTGTGGCCGCAGCTGGCAAAAAAATGCCAGCAAAAGAATTTGAAGTGGATTATCGCAAGGTGCAAAAACAGGACTTGGTATTTCGAGTGATGACCTTCACTCATGTACCGCTGGCACCTGGTCGCAAGAAGACTCTCAAGAACACTGCTGACAGTCATGACAAGGTCAACTTCCCACCGTTCCAACATTGGAAATATGACGCCAACGATAATCTTGTGTGCGTGGGCAAGAGTCACTGGCAGGGCGATCTCGACCAAGGAAAATTCTCCAAGGATCACGGTCAAATGACCAACAATTTAGCTCGCATGTTCATCAAGCTCTGTGAACGATATGCCACTCGTGGCAACGTCAGAGGCTACACTTATAATGATGAAATGAAAGGGCAAGCTATTCTTCAACTAACTCAAATAGGACTACAATTCGATGAAAGTAAATCTGATAATCCTTTTGCCTACTATACTGCTGCTGTTACTAATTCATTCGTTAGAATTATCAACCTGGAAAAACGCAATCAAAACATTCGAGACGACATTCTTGAAATGAACGGAATGAATCCAAGTTGGACACGACAGAACAGTGGCGGTAACGGAGGAGTTGCCCCTGTTGTTAATGTCAACACCAGCGATTGGGATTGACATTTGTTTGTCGGCGTAATATAATAACACTATGAATCTATTCAAGAAAGTAGCCTGCTTCACTGATATACATTTCGGTCTCAAGTCAGGTAGTAGAACGCACAACACTGACTGCGAAGAATTTGTCAATTGGTTCTGTGACACGGCCCGAGAACAAGGCTGCGAAACTGCCATATTTCTCGGTGACTGGCATCACAACAGAAGTACCACTGATGTCAGCACCATGAATTATACCGTGAGTAATTTAGAAAAACTCAGTCAGAGTTTTGAACGAGTTTACTTCATCTTAGGCAATCACGATCTATTCTACAAAGACAAACGAGAAATCAACTCTGTGGAATTCATGCGTCTGTTTCCTAATGTAGTGCCTATTAAAGAAACACTCACAGAAGGCAATGTTACAATCATGCCTTGGCTGGTAGGCGATGAATGGCGTGAAATTCCTAAACTCAAAAGCCGTTATATATTCGGCCATTTAGAGTTACCGTTGTTCTATATGAACGCAATGGTACAGATGCCGGATCACGGACAATTACAAGCAGAACATTTTACTAATCAAGAATATGTGTTCAGCGGGCACTTCCATAAGCGTCAGACCAAAGGCAATGTTACCTATATAGGCAACGCATTTCCTCATAACTATGCTGATGCAGGCGATGACGACCGTGGTATGATGACGTTAGAATGGGGCAGCAAGCCCGAGTATCATATTTGGCCAGGTCAACCAGTATATCGCACATACAAACTCAGCGAGATCATCGATCGACCAGATCAGTTGTTGCGAGAAAAGATGCACTGCCGTGTGACTATTGATTTGCCAATTACCTTCGAAGAAGCTAACTTTATCAAAGAACAATTTGTTCCTCAGTATAAACTGCGTGAACTGATGTTGATTCCAGAAAAAGTAGATATAGAAACCAATGTTGCTCCGATCGATATCAATTTTGAATCTGTAGATACGATAGTAATGAATCAAATCAATGCCATTGACAGCGAAAACTATGACAAATCACTGCTGTTAAACATATATCAAAACCTATGACAATTAAGATAAAAAATCTAACCGTTCGTAATTTCATGAGCGTGGGAGCTCAAACCCAGGCCATAGACTTTGATCGCGGACAGTTGACACTGGTGCTGGGTGAGAATCTAGACCTAGGTGGCGATGATTCCGGTGCTAGAAATGGTACTGGTAAAACCACTATCATCAACGGCCTTAGTTATGCAATCTACGGACAGGCACTGACTAATATTAAACGAGATAACTTGATCAATAAGATCAACGGTAAAGGCATGCTAACCACTGTGACCTTTGACAAGGATGGTGTTGAATACCATATCGAACGTGGTCGTAAACCTAATATATTAAAATTCTCTATCAACGGGCAGGAACAACAACTCACAGATCTTGACGAAAGCCAAGGTGACAGCAGAGAGACACAAAAAGCCATTGAAGAAATGATTTCAATGAAGCATGAAATGTTCAAACATCTCGTGGCATTGAATACGTATACAGAACCGTTTCTCAGCATGAAGGCTGCAGATCAACGTGCTATCATCGAACAACTGTTAGGAATCACTCTGCTTAGTGAAAAAGCTGAAGCCCTCAAGGAACAGATTAAATTAACCAAAGAAGCAGTGGCTACAGAAAATACTAGAATAGAAACTGTTAAAGCCAGCAACGAACGAATACAACAAAGCATCGAATCGCTGATCCGCAAACAGCGTATGTGGGAAGAACAGAAAGAAACCGCGCTGACCAATTTACTCAAGAGTATTGATCGACTCAGCGACATTGACATCGATATTGAGATTGCTAACCAACGTGCATTAATTGAGTGGAGCAAAAACAACAAAGATAAAAATTCTTTGGTATCATTGATAGCCAAACAAACTTCTGCAGTTGAAAAAGAACAGCGAACTTTAGAAAAATTAGAAAACGAACTGGTTTCGTTGGCTGAGCATAAATGTCATAGCTGTGGTCAAGAGGTGCATGACGAAAAATATGAAACCATGATGGCTGGTAAAGTCAAACAGGTCACAGAATCTAGAGACAATGTAATTGCACAAGAAAAAGAACTCGGCGATCTCAAAGAAGCGCTGGATATGTTAGGCGTGTTAGGTACGTGTCCTGAAGTTATCTATGACAGTCTAGAACAGGCACTGAATCATAAAAACACACTGAGTAGTCTAGAACGTGAGATTACTATCAAAACTGCTGAAGAAAATCCCTACGATGATCAAATTACCGATCTAAAGGAAACTGCTGTACAGGAAATAGATTGGAACAGCCTCAACGAGTTAGTGCGTGTGAAAGATCATCAAGAGTTCTTGCATAAACTATTGACCAACAAAGATAGTTTTGTTCGCAAACGAATAATAGATCAGAATCTTGCGTTCCTAAATCAACGATTGACCTACTATTTGGACAAGATTGGTCTACCGCACACAGTGGAATTCCAGAATGACCTAACTGTGATCATTACACAACTAGGGCAGGATTTAGATTTTGACAATCTCAGCCGTGGAGAACGCAATAGGCTTATTCTGAGCCTGAGTTGGGCTTTCAGAGATGTTTGGGAGAATCTCTATCACAGCATTAATCTTTTATTCATTGACGAATTAGTAGATTCTGGGATGGACGCATCAGGTGTGGAATCCAGTATTGCTGTGCTGAAAAAAATGACACGTGAGCGTGACAAGAATGTATTCCTAATCAGCCATCGTGACGATCTAACCAGCAGAGTAAATCATGTACTAAAGGTAATCAAAGAAAATGGATTTACCAGTTATAGCAATGATGTAGAGATTGTGGCATGAGCTCAGACAGTCACGATCGGATGATTCATGCTTTTCAAGAATATTTCAAGTGGCAGGAACGATTTGAATACAAAGGCTCTGGTGAGGCAGGCATAAAGGCAAGATATTGGCTATCAGAAATACGCAATGAGGCATCAAAAAGGCGAGTAGAAATACAGGAAAAACGTAAAATACGTAGAGCAGCCAGAAAAGGCATGAGAGGCAAACCACTCTAACTAACTAAATGAGTGCAATGGACGTATCAAAATCAACCTGTAAACGAAATACCAGAAGGCTATATTGGCTTTGTTTATATCATCACAAATAAAACCACCGGACAGAAATACATAGGCAAGAAATTAGCACAATTTAAACGTACTAAACCCCCACTCAAAGGCAAACGACTTAAAAGAAGAAGTGTAGTAGAAAGCGATTGGCGCGAATACTATGGTTCATCTGATAGGTTAAACGCAGA